CCTAGCAAACTCTGCTGCTTCCCCACTTAGCCCGGACACAGCCCCTTGTTTAAGCCCCTCTTTAGCAGCATTACCAAAAACATTGCCAGCACCCAAACCACCCGCAAGTGACGCACCGCCATATGCGCTGAGGCCAGCCATCAGACCTTTCTTAAGGCTACCTGTTTTAAGAACAGAGCCAGCACCAACTATACCAGCCGCAGCAATTGCATTCACGCCCGGAATAAGCATAAGGCCAGCGCCTAGGAGCGTAGGTAGAAGCTTCTTGAGGAACCCTGCTTCCGGCAGGCCAGTTTCTGGGTTAATTGTAAGTGAACCACCATGCGCCATAGCTAGACCCTGAAGGCTGTTGACCTCATTCGGCGTCATATGCACAAGCATAGTGTCTTCACCGCGACCTTGCGACTGGGCGTGTTGGGCGCTAAGAGCAGGCAAACCGCCCCCCATCATACCACCCTGCGGCTGTGCCATCTGTTGGTGCATCATTATTTCCTAAACCGAAGTCACAGTCTGCCAAGCAGACCCGTTATATACACATAATTTACCCAAAGTAGTATCAAAAACAACCCATCCTGCACTTGGGGCTAGCGCATTCTTCTGTGTGGTAGTTACGTTCTTAGTTGCCATTATACCATTAAATGTATCAGCCGTATACTTCTGAGCATTGTTAGGGGTGTTAGAGTCAAGCTGCGAGAAGTAGTTTTCTATCGTACGTAGGAATTGCCGTATGTATTGCGCGTCGTATTCAGACGGCGCATTGGGTAATGGCGGAAACCGAAACTTATCCATAGCCATTAGCGTGAACCATCCTGACGAACATCTAAACGCGGCATACCAAGCTGCCACTGGACCCCAAGATCAACGGACCTAATCTTAAACGCCATCTGACGCGCACGGGCACGCATGAAAACCTGATCGGTATAGACGCCAACCGAAGTCTCAATGACACGTTGTGTGTCCGCAGGGTCTGCACTAAATGTGCTTCCGGGGAAGTTGCGTGGGCGTACTTGGATAGAAGCTTCCGGGGCAACCGCTGACGAGCCATCAAAACTAACGTCGGGGATTATACGGCGCGTCAGCATAAAGCTATCGCCATCGCCAAGGTCAAAGTCAGATGATTGGATGTAGCTGTCAATCGGCAGTGTGTCATCGTCCGTGCCGTTTTCGTGTTCGTAAAGAAAACCAGAGCCTGTGGTTACCACGTTATTAGTTGTCGTAACCGTCGTGTTTGCAGCCTGCGGGTATGTGCGCAGCGGTGTATCTAGCCATGCCGTACGGTCAATAGTCCCGTAAACCCAGATTTTATCTACGTGGTTATAAACGACGTAGGCGTTGTTATAGTCGCTATCTGCCGTAGGGTAGAACCACCAGATTTCATTCCATTGCTCGTTAGTACCAGAGACTACCTGATCGGACTGTTCATAGTTAATATCGTTAAATACATGGAGAGTTAAGGTAGAGTCCAGCGTCTCGACACGACCGGTATAAGCATAGAACTTGTCTTTCCCCATCCAGTATACAATATTAGACGCAGATACTACGCTACGTGGAGAAATAATGGATATATTATCTGCATATTCTTGAAGACCAAATACGTCCGTAGTGCCAAGAAACTGAAGTGTGTATAGGTGTGAGTCGGTCCAAACTAGGACTTCCTGCCGTGTCGGCAACGCACGTACAATACGTGAGCCACGAGATACACGTAGGTCACCAGCAGTGTTGGTTAGTGTAGGTGTCCAGTCACCGGGGCTATCTTGGTCAGCCCAGCGGATAAGAAGCGGATCAAAGTCCGCCTCGTTTGTACTACCGAAAGGTACTGCGCCAAAGGCAAGTAAGTGCCTGTCTTGCTGCGATACCAGTAACTGCATGATCTTTACAGGGACAGCATTGGGATCGCCGCCCGCCGCTGTTGCGTAATCTTGCAAGGTTATAGCATGTGCGGCCAAGGATGGAGCCGGGTCAGTAGCGGCTAGTCGGTACCACCAGTAACCCGCACCGTTGCGGATATTCAGCACAAGGTCGTTATCAAAGTTGTCGAACCACCAGTCACGCTGTGGTAGGTTAAGCGGGGTAGTGGCAGTACCTAAACCCCAAGCATCGCGCCCCCATGTACCAATACCCCATCCATAACCACCCACAGTAATAGCATTACCGGGTTCAATTTCGGTTTGTACGGTGTAACCCGCGCCGCTTACGGACGTAGTGGAAGTAGCCGCTGTAGTAGTGACAAACGTGAAGCTATTAGCGCCAAGCACAGTGACCGTGCGGTCCCCGTTAAGCTCAGTGATTGGGATACCACCAAGCGCCGAAGCAAAGCCAGCGATAAGCACAGTCTCGCCTGTATCAAGCCATGTAGGTAGGGTAGTCGCCGTGGTTACCGTGACAAGAGCAACTCCGTTGGTAACGGCAAATGTATTTGATCCGGCTAGCGGTGGGTCAAAGGGAGTGATGTCATAATACACACCGCCTGCTTCTATGTAGACGCGCTCGTTCGTACCAAGTGCAAGGAAGTCATCAGAATAAGAAGTGACCCAGTTCCACATCTGACGGCATACGCCGACAAACGCCGTAGGCGTAGCTTTTACCCAACCCCCAAGTTTTGTTGGAAAGCCGGAATTAAACCTTACTTTATCGCACTCAAACCAGCCGCCCTCGTTGGAGTAGTCGGTCTGGTCGCGGTTCACACCGGGCTTAAACTGGAGCTTGATGAATGCCATTAGCTACCTCAAAATAATCAAGTCGGCGTTCCCCGAAACAACAATGTCGGTTGTCCGAGGACCAAAATACAAACCCTGTGTAGCAGTTTCACCGTCAGCAGTCACTTCACCTTGGGCAACAGCAAAGCCCCAGCCAGCAGGTAGGGTGTAGTCACCAGCTACATTGATAGGCTGGGCCTCATATTGACCCTCAACGTTGTAAGACACGCATAGCCACGAAGCGCCATTGTTGCCTGCCGTAACAAGCATCGGGTAAAGGTGATCCTCATCTGAGATTTCAAAAAAGCCACCATCACACGGCGTAAGAAAATCTTCTTCTTGGTCCCGCAAAGAATTATATACCGAATTACCTTGGAACACAAAACCTGCGATACAGGACCGTGTTATCTCAATAGCGCAGTAAAACTGCTCGTTGGGGTCGAGATAAACTAGATCGGTCTTGAATACGGGGTATTCACGGGAAATGTCACGCATTACAGTGGCTCCGCTTTAGTGTAAACTTCCAGATATACGGTACCATTCTCGGTAGTAAACTCCTCAATATAAGGCTCAGGAGGCGTATTCTCTTGGGGTTCAGTTAGGTTTTCCATTACGGGGTTGTTGCCTCAAGGTCGATTGTTGCGGTGTCGAGTACGTTGACCGAGCCGATCCTGCGTATGTCAACGGTAAACGTACATGCATTTGAAGACGTTGGATTAAGCTCTTCAACGTACCAATTTCTTGTGGTGGACAGCGCAAGCCACACTCCAGTGCCACTACCACCGAGTGAGCCAGATGTTACGGTGACAAAAGCTTCATAGTTTGATGCTTGATCGGTTGGCGTGCACCACTGTTCCGGAGTGGGGAACAGTGGTTGAGGATTAGCGCCCCCAACCTCATCAGACTGCTCAACCTGCCCTCCGGATGTAAGGAAGTAATAAGACTGTGCAGGAGCAACACTAAATGAGAATAAAAACTGGTCAGTTATAGATATAACGGCGTCATTCTCCGACCCAAGCAACATCATCTGAATACCACTCATTATGTTAGCCCCGAGCCAGAGATAATAGCCTCAGTTGAACTGTTAAACCAGACGGTAGCCATGCCCCGTGCGGCCAGTGTGCGGTTACCTGTGGTAGTTGTTCCGGCAAGGCGTAGCGTTGTGATTGTGGCAGTGATTGTAACTGACGATGCGCTGTCATTGTATATTGAGACTGCATCGCCCGCAGCAAAGGTAGAGTTAGGGATCGCAATACCAGCGGTGACCGCGATACACTTGCCGACATCTCCTACAGCAGCCGTGGTAGTCGTTGTAGAACGTGGGATACTACGGTAACCGATTGTAATGCTGTCAATGGTGGCACCAGATGCAACCGAAGTGACCGAGCCGCTAAGAGTAACTGTGCCGGTTGAAGTGATTGTGCCGCCTGTAAGGCTAAGTCCGTTAGTCGAACCTGAAGTAGCTACAGAAGTGACCGTACCAGTGTTCGACGTAAAGCCAGACGGGTTGGTGGCGGCGTAAGCGCCCAAGGACGTCAAGGCTGCGCCCGCAGACGTTGCGCCTGTGCCACCGTTAGCGATAGGCAGGGTGCCTGTAACCTGTGTGGTCAGGCTCACGCCTGAAAGTGTGCCGCCAAGTGTAAGCGAGCCAGATGTAGTGACCGTGCCGGTAAGTGTAATGCCGTTGACGGTACCAGTTCCACCTACTGAGGTTACAGTGCCACTGCCGCCAGTTGCCGCGATACTGATGGTGCCAGCACCGTTTGTAATAGATATGCCTGAACCTGCTGTCAGAGTTGCGCGTGTGAAGCCACTGCCGTTACCGATGTCAAGCGCACCGTTAGCTGGCGTCGTGGTAAGGCCAGTACCACCGTTAGCAACAGGGAGAGTGCCCGTTACGTTAGTTGTAAGGCTACAGTAAGTAGTTGAGGTAGACCCCGTACCGCCATTGGCGATAGGTAGTGCGGTACCTGAAAGGGTTACAGCCAGTGTACCCGATGTGGTAATTGGCGAGCCTGATACAGACAGGAACGCAGGGACCGACATAGCAACCGAAGACACAGAGCCAGAACCAGTGCCGACTGCTGCGCCATTAACAAAGAGGCCCGTTGCGTTAATTGTACCCGCACCCTGCACACCGCCTGTTGCCGATCCGACTACCGTACCTGTTGTTGGGTTAAGCGTAAGACTGCCGGTAGGGCTAAGCGATGTAATATCTGTGTTAGCCCCAGAAGCCGCAGCACCAATACCGGATCGTGCAGTGGCTTGCGTAGTGCCGCCTGTGCCACCGTTAGCGATAGGCAATGTACCCGTGACATTAGCTGTAAGGCTACAATAAGTAGTCGAGGTAGACCCCGTACCACCATTAGCGATTGGTAGCGCAGTACCGGAAAAGCCAACTGCAAGTGTACCAGAGCTTGTAATTGGTGAACCCGCAATGGAAAGAAACGAAGGGACCGACATAGCGACTGACGTTACGGTTCCATTGTTTATTGCCGCGATACTAATAGCGCCAGTACCATTAGTGATTGCTATGCCAGTGCCCGCAGTCAGGGTGGCTTTGGTCAACGTATTGCCGGTGGTATTGCCGATCAAAAGCTGCCCGTTGGTGTAAGTGGTTTGGCCAGTGCCGCCGTTAGCAACGGCTAGTGTTCCTGTAACGCCGGTAGTAAGTGGTAGGCCGGTGCAATTAGTCATCACACCGGAAGTCGGGGTGCCGAGGAGCGGGGTTACCAGCGTCGGTGAAGTAGACAGGACAACAGCGCCAGTGCCAGTGGAAGTCGTTACGCCTGTACCGCCGGAAGCAACCGGAAGAGCGGAAGCGAGTGTCAGCGACGTAAGATGAGTGGCTACATCAACTACGTTGGTGCCGTTTGCGTACACCCACATGGTCTTACCAGTAGGAACAGCAATGCCGGTACCTGTGGCATGTTTTACCGTGATTGTTTGCCCTGTTGTGTTGTTTATAATATATGGTTTTTCAAACGCAGCCGAAGCCGAACCTGCTACCGATGGGATAATAAGGTTGAAGGCCGAGGCTGGAGTGCCTGTCAGGTTAAGACGTAGGTTGCGTGCAGACTGCGCAGCGTTTGAATTTGTCAGCGTAAGCGTTACATCAGCAGCGGTGAAGGGGACATCTATAGTCCCTACAATCGCCTCTTCCATAGCCGTGCCGAGGTTGACGTTTGTGACGTTACCCCATGTGGTGTTGTTATCACCTGTGCCCATTAACTGGATTGCGAGGGTGCTATATGTACTTGACATCTTCGTTCCTTATGTAGCTATCTGAACCCAGTTGGGTGTCTGGTTATCGTTGATCTGCTGCCAAATAAGCGGGGTAGTAACAGACCCAGTAGCTGAAACTCCTGTTAAAAATACTGTAGCTCCCTGCTTTAGACTAACAGTACCAATAAATCCAGTAGCATCAACACCTGTAATAGTAACTAGTGCCATGCCAGTAGCAGTTGGCGTGCCAATATCTCCGGTAGCTGAAACACCTGTAAGGGTTGTGCTATGGTTGCCTGATACGGTAGCTGTGCCAAGAGTCGCCGCACCCGTGACCCCGGATAAGGTTATGTTAGCTAGGCCAGTAGCATCAAGTGTACCAACCGATCCAGTAGCCGAGACGCCTGTCAGGATTGCAATGGCTGTGTGTTCGGTAATAGCGGTACCGATAGACCCAGTAGCCGAAACGCCTGTTAGGGTTGTATTAGATTTGCCTGATACTGTAGCGGTGCCGATAGCGGCAGCGCCCGTTACTCCACTGAGAGCTACGTTTTGGGCCACGGTAGTTGTAACGGTGCCGATATCTCCGGTAGCTGAAACACCTGTAAGGGTTGTGCTATGGCTGCCTGATACGGTAGCTGTGCCGATAGCGGCAGCGCCCGTTAGTCCACTAAGAGTTGCATTGGCCCTAGCAGTTACAATAACTGTGCCGATAGACCCGGTGGCAGATACCCCCGTTATAGAGAAATTAGCCTTACCAGAGACCGTAACTGTATTAGCAGAAGCCGAAGCCGAAACGCCGTTGACGTTGGTATTCTGAGCACCAACAACCATAACAACGCCAATAGAACCAGATGCCGATACTCCTGTAACTTGCACAGGAGTTACTGACCCAGCAGTAACAACACCAAGAGTCGCCGCACCCGTGACCCCAGATAAGGTTATGTTGGCTTTGGCAGTTATGGTAGCTGTACCAATCGAGCCAGTAGCGGAGACGCCCGTAAGGGTTGTGCTATGGTTGCCTGATACGGTAGCTGTGCCAATATCTCCGGTAGCTGAAACGCCTGTTAAGGTAATGTTGGCTTTGGCAACTACGGTAGCTGTGCCAATCGAGCCAGTAGCGGAGACGCTCGTAAGGGTTGTGCTATGGCTGCCTGATACGGTAGCTGTGCCGATGGAGCCAGTGGCTGAGACGCCCGTAAGGGTTGTATTATTCTCGGCAACTACGGTAGCTGTGCCAATCGAGCCAGTAGCAGAGACGCCCGTAAGGCTAACCGATACATCTACCGTGCCAAGACTGGCAAACGGTGCAACCGCGAAGGAGGTAAAACCAAACATGTGTAACCCTCCTTTCTACTAAGTTATTTTATAGCTACTGCGTCTACCCACGCTTTGACCATCAAGCGGTGCTTTACACTACAATCCATGTACTTTGCAATGATATCAGCTTCCCACAGCGCACGCTCAGGGTCAACCAGTATGAGTGGGGGGTATTGTAGCGTCAGACACTTCGCCGCTAGGTTTGCCGGTGGTAGCGGCATTGGCGTCACGGACACCGCTTTCGAGCAACCTGCGAACATTATCAGGAGCAGAACAATCAGTAGGAATTGCAGGAACCGTCCTGTATATTTCACGAATGGTGTTGATGCGTTCGGTTGCCACGACATTGGCTTGATTTCGTTCAACTTCATACGTTTTTGAAACATTATCTACTACCTCTTGTTTTTTGACGCGCAGCTTCTCAGCCTTCTCCAGCGCCTTTGCATAAGCTGCATCGCACTGCCAATCACGGACTTTGTACCCGGAAGCCGCAGCAAGTATAAGTGCGCCGCCAGCTATATACGGAAGAAAAGGCTTAAACATCATCATTGGCTGACCCTTTAACCTTACCCCATTCGCGCACTGCAAACGCAGCGGCTACTGCCGTCACAAGTAGCGAAAGGCCAGTTAAGTCCGTAGGCATGTCGCCCTTACGGAAAAACATAAGCAGGGGGAGAATTACCCCGTGTACAGCCATAGTGCCTGCAATCCAGATACACGTAATCGGCCTCCACCATTTACGGATAGCGCACAGTGCAGCCTCTTGCGCAACCAGAAAGCGGGCTTTTAGGCTCACTCCCCAACCTTTTTGAGCCACGCTGCGACATCGAATGATGGGCAGGCTTTGTTAACACGGGGCCAGTCGCGGTGTCCGCGAATAATAATATCTGGGTAGCGCTCCTTATACGTCCTAATTAGCGTGAGGAACGTTTTGTTTTGCGCATCTGTGCGGGTATCTTTGGGGGCCTTCATGGCCTTGTCCATGCCACCAATGTAGCAGATACCAATGTTGCCAGTGTTAGCCTTACCAACGTGCGCGCCCTTTTGATCGTCGCGCAGCGTACGGTGCATAGAGCCGTCAACCTCAATTACCCAGTGGTAGCTAGTCTGGCCGAACTTGGCTTTGTCCCACTGTGTGATCTGCTCATGCGTAACATGACGCCCTTCCGGCGTAGCTGCGCAGTGAATTGTGAGATATTTAACAGGGCCGAGCTTTGCCATTAACTTCCTACCTAAACTTCGGGCCGGATAGCCATACCACAAGAGTACGCCTTGTTCCAGACGTAATAGGTGTAACCCTGTGAAGCACAAAGCTAGGGAACGCTACAACAAACCCTTGCTTCTTCTCCATCTGCGTAGGCTCTTGCCCAGTGAATACCTCAAGGTCGCCGCCTTCATACTCAGACGGGTCTGATAACTGTAGCACCAAGGATAGCTTACGTGGGGCTTGGCCCCCACTTACACCACGATCTATATGCCAACCATAGTGCCCACCGTTCTCCCGGTAGACCGTATACTGGATGTCTTCGACAAACCCGAAGAGGTCTAGGTCAAAGAACTGACCGTTTAGCTGGCGGGCAATGAAACCAAGGTTATCGTATATAAATGTGCTGTCTGGGTTGAGGCCGATCCACCCTGTCTCTGATTGCCGAATATTATCGGCAACTTCACCACCACTAACTGAGGCACGGTTAAGAGGCAGTGCGTCACCAAGGGTTCGTATGCTTTCAATCTGCTCGGGAGTAAACCCGCCATCCCATGTAGCAAAGCTGTTTTCACCTATACCCAAAGATGGTGATGGGGCCAGTGAGTAGACAGCCACTATTTGCGCTCCCAGATTTCATCGCGGTATAGGCTAATCCGACTACTGCGCTTTGTACGGATATCATCCATTTTGCGTAGTTCTTTTTCGGAGAAAGCACGGACTTCATGGTCACGAAACAGCGTGGAGCGTTTTACAGGGATGACTTGCACTAGCGGAGTACCAGCAGGGATGATGCCATGAAAGCCCGGTTCGTTCCATATAAACGGAAAGTTAATAAACTCGAAGTAACCATCTGCGTCCACCATACCGGAAAACACCGTAAAGCGCGGGTCAGGACGATTAAGCGGGGGCATAAACAGCAGCGAGTATCCCGGAGGACACTTAATAGCCCAAGGGTTCATCCACTTCATAGGGGGTTTATCTTTGTGGGGTGCAGGGCACTTATCGTTTGTCACCTGCTCGGCGTGATGGTTTTCAATCATAGCCCGGTCAAACTGGGAGCTATAATATATACCTGAAGCGTCATCGGTAGCTTTAAGCTCAACGTCGGCGGCAAGAGGTATGATCCAGCCAGTTACCATAGCATCTAAGAATGGTGGGCAGCGCTTAAGTGTGCCACTATCTAAGCCGGGGTGCATACGCTTACTCAGCGCTTTGTACCAATCTGGAATAAGTTTTCTGGCCTCGTACGGCTCTGGGATATTGCCAAGGTATTGGTCGTACGTAAGGAACTCTAGCTTCGGTTTGCTTTTCCAAAACATAAATTAATTCTGCCCATTTCCGATGCGGAAGTCGGGTTGCCCCCCGCTTTCTATATATGCTTTACACTGTTCAACCTCAGATGCACCCCGTAAAATGTGGTCGTCATGCAAGCTGAACGACAGGCCAGATACCCAATCACGTAGATGAACCGGTAATTTGTCATAGCACCGCATGACAAGTTCCATACGTTTTTGGTTTACTGCCTCGCCCAACTGACCTGCACTTGACCAGCGACGCTACCCGACCCGATTGTTACCGTGTATGGATTAAGCGGTGCAATGCCAGTATTAGGGAAGTTAGATGTAGATGCAGGAGTAGCAGAGCCACCAGCATTACCAGCGTTGCCGCTCTGCCCCGGATAAGATGTAGGCGCAGCACCGCCTGCACCGCCAGCGGTGGCTCCAGTACCAGCGTTACCTGCCGTACCAGTGTTACCTACTGTACCGTTAGCGCCATTACCGCCTGCATTGCCCGGAGAGCCTGCACCGCCTGCGGTTGCGCCCGTACCAGCGTTACCAGCCGCACCAGTAGTACCAGCGTTACCTGCGGCACCTGCACCGCCTGCGTTGCCCGGAGAACCTGCACTACCAGCGTTTGCACCTGTACCTGCGTTGCCCGCTGCGCCTGTGTTCCCTGCCGTGCCTGCGGCACCTGCGCCTCCAGCGTTACCCGGAGAACCTGCACTACCAGCGTTTGCACCCGTACCAGCATTACCAGCCGCACCAGTATTTCCTGCTACACCGTTTGCACCTGCGCCTCCAGCGTTACCCGGAGAACCTGCACTACCCCCAGTGGCTCCAGTACCAGCATTACCGTTGGCACCCGTGTTTCCCACGACACCGTTTGCACCGCCACCACCTGCGTTACCCGGAGAACCTGCACTACCAGCGTTTGCACCCGTACCAGCATTACCGTTGGCACCAGTATTACCAGCCGCACCTGCGTTACCGGGGTTTCCTGCGTTACCAGCAGCGCCGTTCCCACCACCGCCTCCGCCGCCTCCGCCCGCGCCTGTAGGGACAACTTTTCCAATAATTGAAAGATTACCATCGCCACCAGCGCCACCAGCGCCACCAGTAGGACTTCCTCCAGCACCGCCGGTACCACCAATGCCACCGCCCCCTGCCGGAGTGCTAGGTGCTCCTACGTTACCTGCTGTACCGCCAGTATTCCCGGCTGTACCGCTTGTGCCTCCGGGGCCAGCAGCCTGCCCTCCTCCGCCACCGCCGCCAGCGTTACCACCAGCGCCTCCGGGGCCACCATTACCAGCAGCGCCGTTATTACCTGTGTTTCCTGTAGCGCCTGCGTTACCGGGGTTACCTGCGTTCCCTCGTGCGCCACCTGCACCTCCGTTACCTCTGGCACCGTTGTTTCCGGGGTTACCAGAGTTACCTATCGCACCTGAGTTTCCGGGATTTCCTGCGTTACCTCGCGCTCCGCCAGCCCCGCCATTACCTGCGGCTCCGTTAGTTCCGGGGTTACCAGAGTTACCTATCGCACCTGAGTTTCCGGTATTTCCTGCGTTACCTCGCGCTCCGCCAGCCCCGCCATTACCTCTGGCACCGTTATTACCCGGATTACCTGAGTTGCCTATAACACCTGAGTTTCCGGGATTTCCTGCGTTCCCTCGTGCGCCACCAGCACCACCATTACCAGCAGCACCGTTATTACCTGTATTGCCTGAGTTGCCTATAACACCTGAGTTTCCTGAAGTACCCGCAACGCCTGCGGCTCCACCTGCACCACCAGTGCCAGCAGCGCCGTTATTACCCGGATTACCTGAGTTGCCGATCCCACCTGAGTTCCCTGCGGTGCCCGCAGCGCCAGCATTTCCACCAACACCACCGGGACCAGCAGCGCCAGCAGTGCCAGCATTCCCAGCCGCACCCCCAGAAGTTCCGGGGAATGTATAAAGCACACCAAATACCGTGTTATTACCCGCGCTACCCGCTGCGCCACCAGTACCATTATTACCCGCAGTGCCGGAGGCTCCTGTGTTGCCCGCAGTACCCGCCGCGCCATTACCACCAGCATTACCCGGACTACCCGCTCCGCCAGAAGTTGCACCCGTACCAGCGTTACCTGCCGTACCAGTATTACCTGCGGTGCCATTGGCACCTGCGCTGCCCGGATTTCCCGGAGAACCTGCACCGCCAGCGGTGGCCCCAGTACCTGCGTTACCAGCAGTACCGGTGTTGCCTACAACGCCATTAGCACCCGCGCCTCCAGCGTTGCCCGGGGTTCCTGCACCACCAAGTGTACGACCTGTACCGGCGTTACCGTTGGCACCAGTATTTCCTGCTACACCATTAGCACCGGCACCACCTGCGTTACCCGGAGAACCTGCACTACCAAGTGTACGACCTGTACCGGCGTTACCGTTGGCACCAGTATTTCCCACGACACCATTAGCACCGGCACCACCTGCGTTGCCCGGGGTTCCTGCACCACCAAGTGTACGACCTGTACCGGCGTTACCGTTGGCACCAGTATTTCCTGCTACACCGTTGGCTCCCGCGCCGCCGGGGTTTCCTGCACTACCCCCAGTGGCTCCAGTACCTGCGTTACCCGCTGCGCCTGTAGGGCCAGCGGTACCTGCATTTCCTGCTGTGCCTGCGGAACCATTAGTATTACCAGTAGGAGCTTGGGCACCGAGAGCGCCGCCATTTCCACCCGAGCCTCCAGCTGCATTTCCCGCAGTGCCAGCTGCCGCAGAAGCACCCGGAGCAAGAAGGGTACCTCCCCCTCCACCACCACCGCCGCCGCCTCCGCCTCCGCCGCCGCCACCAGTACCTCCAGAAGGGCCAGCATTGCCCGGATTACCCGCGCCTCCACCTGCACCGCCATTGCCAGCGGCTCCGTTGTTTCCTGTGGTTCCCGTGTTTCCTGTAGCGCCTGCGTTACCGGGGTTACCTGCGTTACCTCGCGCTCCGCCTGCACCTCCGTTACCTCTGGCACCGTTGTTTCCGGGGTTACCAGAGTTACCTATCGCACCTGAGTTTCCTGCGTTTCCTGCGTTACCTCGCGCTCCGCCTGCACCTCCGTTACCTGCGGCTCCGTTATTTCCGGGGTTACCAGTGTTACCTGTTGAGCCTGCGTTGCCGGGGTTACCCGCACCACCCGCATTGCCTCCAGCGCCTCCGTTACCGGCTGCACCATTGTTTCCGGGGTTTCCTGAGTTACCAATACCACCCGCATTACCTGCGTTACCCGCAGCGCCTGCGTTTCCTCCAGCGCCTCCGTTACCAGCAGCGCCGTTGTTTCCGGGGTTACCAGAGTTACCAATACCACCCGCATTACCTGCATTGCCTGCAACACCTGCGCTTCCCCCAGCGCCCCCTGTGCCTGCGGCACCGTTATTACCGGGATTACCTGCGTTTCCTGCGCCGCCACTAGTACCAGCATTACCGGGGTTACCAGCCGTACCAGCATTACCCGGAGAACCTACACCCTGTATCGTTGCGATACGCAGCCCAAAGGGGGCAGTAAACGTCTGACTGCTGTTGATCGTGACGTTACCCGCTTGAATTAGCGTACGGGTGCGGAGCAAGGAAGCCAGTGCGGGCATTGGTTATCCTGCGGTCAGAGCGACGAGTTCTACCAAGTTAGAAGTTTTGATAGCGTCAAGGCCAAGCAGGCACTGATGCACCGTGCTATAGTCATCGTGACGCTCTTCGTAAATTACGAAGGGAAACTCTGTAATGTCTATATTTACTCCACCAAACGACCAAGTGCTGACGGCATCAAGTAACTCCTGATGCTGCGCTGGATCACCATAATGCAGGTGAGTATGGGGGATATTGTTATCTTGCATCCAAGCCAGCGCTTCTGCGCTGTCTGCGCCCGTCGAGGACAGACCAGTGTAAAGATAGATGTTTACGATACTTACAAGCATTAATAGTCTCCTTTATGGACTGAGGTTAGCAAGAGCTTGACCACCAAAAAACGTGGTGCCTCCGTCAACGGTAAAGAAGGTAATTACGTCAGTACGAAGGCCCGTAGTGGCAAGAACGGGTGATACGCTATCTGTAAACTTACAGCTAGCAGGATATGTTAAAAGACGGCTCCCTGTCGCATCTTGCTTAACGATAAGCGTAATTGAGAAAGAAACACCTGAAGTTGGCAGGTTGGAGAACGCCAGTGCTGTAGTGGACGTAGTCAAAGTAACCGTGAACACGTTAGCCGTGCTAAGATCAAGCGTGACAGTACCCGCAGACGGAGTAGCCGTTGTAAGAGTTTCGTTAAAGGATTGCAGCTTCTTGTTAGCTACAGTCTGGGCAACGTCAGTCATGACCGCACGTTCTGATGGGTATGACGAGAACACGCTAGACGTACCTGCAAGGGTAATTGCCCCGCCGCCTATGCTAGACGATAGGATCGTTGTACGTGCTAGCGTAGGGCCAGTCGTAGAATAGGTACCGATCCCTACTTCCCAAGCTGTACCGCTAGTAATCGTATAATATGTAGTATTAGTGTTACCAACAACCGCAAACGACTGAAAACCAGCTACGGCACCAGCAAGAGTTACCGTGCCAGTGCCTGTAGTGGTTGTCGTTTCTTGTACGCGGTTAGCAATAACAAGAGCCATTACGCAATCCTGATGATAGCCGAGGTGTTATTATTCGTTGGGAAAATGATGGTGAAGTCACCTGCCGTCGAAGTTTTATCCGAGCCAAAATCCAACACAGCCACAGAAGCATTAGTAAGCGTGGTGTTCGCCGTGCCGTTAGCCGAAGGAGTTGTGTTATAGATCAACGCACCGCGAGCCGTTATAGTTGCATTAGTGAACGTCAGGTTGCTGAAGGTTGTGAAACCTGTACCCGCCGAAGCCGAAGTGTTTGTAGCAGTCACACCGCCATTAACCAGCGCACCGCCGCCAGCGGTATAGTTTGTACCAGTGGACTCGTTGGTAGCCGTGTAGGCAGTTGTGTTAGCGTCAATAGAAGCCGACGAAGTGTACAACGCAAGTTTGTAGGCGTCGCCACCAGTGTTGCGGAAGTCGTGGACAGCCAGCAGAATTTCAGCTTTAAAACTGGTTGTCATAGCTTGGGTAATAGCCATTGGTATTCTCCTTAATTATCAATAAGTTTAACTAGCTCAGGAAACCCAGCTTCGGTAAACTTAGCTGCCAGAGTTACATTACGCGAGCGCATTCCCTCACGTATAAAGTAGATGAGTACTTCACGCAAGTTTTCTTGGAAGGCGCGAGCCTGATCCGCAATCACTGGGGGTGCGTTATCACCTACATCGATAATTTGATTAAGAGCACGATCAGCAAGCTCCTCTGCGGAAAAACCACGGTTATTCGTGGTCATGACCTGCACGGTGCCAAGGGCGGAAGAAAGTTCGTTAAACATTATACTACCTCACGGGCTGACGTATCTGTTGGGTCCGGTACATATCTTGACGATTCTTACCTTCACCGAGTTGTTTCAACATAGCAAGTGCTTCGTCATACCGTTTCTGGTATCCAGCTATAACATCTGCTTCACCTTTCATAAAGGTATATGCTTCCAGTAGGGAACCATAGAGCAGCACGCTGTCGAAGTTATCACCCAACCATGACGTACCAGCAGTGACAATGGACTGTGGGTAGTAGAAGTAATGCAGTTCGACTGCATAGTTCGCATCTGGTGTGGGGCCGAGGATATACGAGTTCTCATCGAAGAACGAGTAATGAGTTGGAATACCTGTAGCAGTTGGGTTAGGGAACGACTCGCGGATAAAGTTTACATCTTTATTGAGCAGGTAACTATAGTTGCCACTAGCGTCGATTACGGCCAACGAGAAGTTTGCAAGCCAATCAGTGGGCACTGCAAGGTATTTATTATTCACTGTGACGTTTCCGGTCACGTTTTTACGTAGGTCCAGCAACTGAACCATATTGTATACACGCTGCTCGGTCTCTTGAATAAACGTGTTGATCTGTTCAGTAGACGTAAGCGTCACGGTCCCCGTACCAGCGGAGTCCGTCCATGTAGTGTCGGGGAAGTCGTTTTCGACGTATCCCTTAATGGTTTCAAACAGAGTAGCGTAATTCATTAGCCCATCTTCGTGCTGCTGCTATTCCCACGGGTAGTGTTCTTAGTGCCACGGGTACGCAGTGTTTGAGTATTAGGGATATTGTTCGGATAGCCGTTGTTACCAAGACTGATCTCGGTGCCACCCTTCATATTGTGCGGCGGTGCGTAAACGCTGGCAGGACCAACTTCATTACCACCTTTTTTCATACTGAACTTAGCCATTCTTCACCACCTTAACTTCGTTGCTCGATACTGAGCGCACGGACTTCTTTTGGTTAGCGATCTTAGCAAGATTGCGCCCCAGCTTTATCATCTGTTCGTTGGTTTTACCACCCTTAGCCATAACTTACTCCTACGTTACTATCGTCACTGTACCGACTTCACCACTACCTACTAGCGTACTTACGAGGTCAGGCAAAGCTAAAGGATTATTTAACCCTACAGGACCCCACCCCCACTGTATAACACGACTACCATCACTAGGGCCACCAAAAGCTAATTGATTACTCGCTGGCACTTCACCTTGAGTTTTTATCTTAAGCCCGGTCATACCTGCCTGCCAGAAACTAACATCTGGACGCGGGTTACGTAGCGCCTGCGGGTCATCAACTGGATACATACCGATCTGAAGCTGCGGCTGGTCAGGCTCCCAACAAGTAGGGCACACAAGGATATTGGTGCTCTTGGTCTTGATGGTAATCTTCTTAAGCTGCTTGAGTTTATATCGCTGGCCGCATCGGTCGCATTCCGCGATTGCCCACTTACCAGAAGCATATGGATTAGGCATCGTACCTCCTAGATAAACATCTGGCGCGGAGCGATCCGCAACGGAGCCTTTTCGCGGTCTTCATCCGCAGCCTGCTGCCAAGCTTCATCATACATCTGCTTCAGCATCCCTGTACGTTCCATAGCGCCGGGGATTTTCATAGACAGGTAGTATGCTAGCCCAGCTACCATACAAGGGAGAAAGCGGAATGGTATATCTTGCGTGTTAACACCATCACCTGCGTCCTGCATACGGCGCAGTCGGTAGTAAAAGAAAGTATAATAGTTGCTTTGATCTGGGGCAGGCCA